CGTACTTCATAAATAAAGAACCCGTTATCGGGTATTCTGCCGAGCCACCTGCGCCTCAAGGCGTGACTTGTCAGCCTCGTACGTTACCCACATCAAACATTGGTAAAGCGGTAGCTCCGTTATCTGGTCAAGGTTTTGTAGAGATCCTGCAGCAAGTTGATGGAGGATTGCATACCATCCCCATCGTTTACCGAAGGCAGTTCGGGAGTCGAGGATTTCCCTTGTTTCGCCACTTGCTTCAAATAAGTCAGCGAAGACATCTGCAGTCCGAGTTCTAAACGATAAAAAAAAAGCAGCGCACCCTGCACTACGTCCATCGTGATGGCCTCAAATGCTGATCCATCGTGCTTATCCGGGTGGTATTTCTCTATCTCGTGCCTTCCGTATGCCTCCTTCGTAACGGGGCGGTATAGCACCCCCATCCACTTCTGAGCATTCTTGATAGGCTCCTTCATATACTCTTCCAGATCTACGAACTCCCCGAGTGAGATGTCCTCCAGCTTAGGGTGGAAGCCATACTTTACCCCATCGATATGCACGAACCGATGTAAGGGTGGGTTCTCCGTGAATACCCCAGCAATTATTGTCTTGATATCCTCCAGCTCTTTTACCGGGAACGAGGCCTGCTCATCCTTATCGATGCCGCAGAATATCGATAGAGCTAAGTCCTCGGCAGTTTCATCCGTGGGGTTAGCCCCCATAAACCTCTGGAAGTCCTTTAGGCTGAGGTCAGCCCAGATCGTGGGTACTTTTATTGTGCGAAGCATTGCTGGCGTGTGTCGTTTATATTGGTAATGTGGTAGAATTGTACATCCTCATAGAGCCTTTCCGCAAGGTCAGCACATCTCTGAGGGTCGAGGTTCCGCAGTTCCTCTTCCCAATTCCCCGGCCCTTTGCATAGGATTGCATTGCTCTTATTCAGAAACGGGGTATAAGGGTGCATATCTTGGGCTATGATGCACGTCTTGGTAAATCCAGCCTCGATAGCCTTGAGGTTTGACTTGCATTTGTTAAAGGTGCTTGGTGAAAGTGGTGCGATACTGACGTGGATGTTCTTATATAGTTTACCATAGTCGGAGTAGTCAGCCCTCTCGAACGCATTAGAAGCCCTTAGCGACTCTTTATAGTACTCAATGGTGTAAGCATTCAGCCCCTCTAAATTGATGCGGTTATACGCCAAGTCATCATCGTGATGCAATGCACCCATATATCCCACGTTGAAGCCCTCTACCTTTTCTATGTTCTCCCATTGGGATCTGCGTGGGTCTATTGCATTCGGTAGAACCCAGATCGGGATGTAAGGGTTTTCTTTTTGGATCTTGCTCGCAAGGTATTCATTGGTCGTATGGACTTCATCCGCTATTTTAATAGTCATTAGGATGTCCTGCGTTTTCTGATTGCTATGGTTGGCGTGATGCCTCGGGAGCATCCACCAGTCATCTAAGTCAATTATCAGTTTGATATTGTTCTGATCCAGCATATACCGGAACGCCTTGTGATTCGTGGTACTCAGCCCTCGGTTGACAACGAGATGCGTGATTGCCCCCTTGTACTTATCGAGTTCTTGGATGATTCCAAACTTTACGAGGTAGCCTCGCATCAGCAAGTCCTCGTATGGTATCTGGAGGCGGTGGTAGTAAACTCCACCCGGTTGACCGGCTACGTATATCATCTTACAGAATATCTGCCAAAGTTAGGGTTATTTTTCTTGCTGAATATAGCATACCTCGCAGCATCGATTGCGTGGTTAAAAGCATCGATAGGCTTATTAAGTAGGTTGCCGTTCTTATCCTCCGTCCATTTGTAGTTGCGCATCTCCTTTTCGAGATTGATGCTTCGGGGAGTGATGAATAGCTTATATCGTTTCATTATATCGATTCCTGCGTTTACCGAGTCCGCACCCTTAGTCGTGGGCTTTACATTGTAGCCCCTGCGATATAGTTCCTCGATTGACTTAGGCTCTGCCGAGTCAGCATAGACCTCGCTACGCCTATCGATACCGATCGAGGTTAGGATGTTTGCGATATCGTTATTAGTCATCCCCGTGCGGTAAAGCAGTTCATCAAAGTAAAAGCTGCCATTAGCCTCATATACTGCAACGAGAGCCGTAGGGTCATTTGTAAACCCAAAGTCCATCCCATAGGATAGAAGTTTTGCATCTGTTGGGATCTCCGACTGCCCATACTGGAATATCGTAGCTCTACTCATCCCCCTCTCTCCGAGGCCGTAGATTCTCCAGTAATCATTGTCCGTATCCTTGAGCCTTAGGATTTCATCCTTGATGCTCTGATCTAAAAACATATTGTCGAGGTAGGTCGTTTGAAAAAAGTCGCAGTCGTCTCTTGGTACGACCTTATCGTATATCCAATGGAATGCATCCGAAGGATTATAGTCAAGTATCGCCCGATCCTCGGTTCTCATTATCAGCTGCTGCCAGTCCTCATACGTCAGCTCATTAGCTTCGTTAATGTAAAGGAGGTTGCGCTTGCGGCCTCGTATCTTCTGGGGTTGGTCGAGGCTTATGAACTCCACCAGATTGCCATTTAAGTAGTACTCGCTATTCGATCTGTTATGGTAGATCTCATTGTATAGATCGTGGTTCCGGAGGATCTCAAAGAAGTCCCTCATAACAGAAGCCCGGAGCGCAGGGAACGTCTTACGGCAGATCGTGATCGTCTTGCCTTCGTTCTTATCCGTGTAATGGAATATGATCCATAGCAGGATGTTATAAGTCTTTCCGCTACGGGTACCTCCCTGCTCGACTACTATCTTTTTAGTGCTTCGCTTTAGGTGGCCATATACCTTATTGGTACTAATCTTCGCCAAGCACCTCTATCTGAAATAGCTTCGGGGTCTGGATGTCCACCTCTTGCCTCTCTATGTATCCACGCTTCTTGCCTTTGGTCTTTAGAAAAAAGATAGTAGCGGTTGAGTTGCCTTCCTTTATCTGCTTGTGCAGTTGGCTCTCTGCAAAGTCAATCGCTACGTCTGATAGTTCATCGACTGCTGCTTTGTATTCTTTGTCCTCTTGCAGCCACCTGTAATGCGTCTGCCTTGCGATGTCAACGCTCTTGCAAGCGGAGGTCACAACCCCTAAAGATTTCTCCAACGCATCAAGCATTGCCTTTTTATGGATGTCACTACTTGTCATAAGGCTTGCCGTTAATTTTGATTTCAAGGGAAGGGTCGAGCTTGTGCATTCGGTCTATTATGACTTGGCAATACTTCGGGTCAAGTTCCATACCATAGCACTTGCGGTTGAGTTGGTGTGCTGCCACCATCGTTGCTCCACTACCCAAAAAGAAGTCGCTTATCAGGTTGGCTTTAACTGCAAACTTATTGACTGCCCAAGAAATAAGGTCAACAGGTTTTTGTGTTGGATGAACTCGATTAGTCTTTTCAGACGCTTTGGTGTACTGACGCACAACACTTCGAGCGTTGGACCAAGCAAGCTCACAATCGGTTTGATCGCTGCCGCCATTATTCTTGTCCCAAACAATCCAACATTCTGAATCGGGCAAACAAGATGAATAGTAGTTAGCCCCCCACCAAATGTGCAAAGCATCGGGATACAATGAATAAATAAGATTGAAGGAATCCTTTGCTGCGTTAGTATCGCTATCCCCTAAAATGTCTGAACCGTATCTTTCTTTTAATACACCCGACTTACTTACCGCATTCATCCCATACGGTGGGTCGGTGAATACCATATCGGCCTTCTGCCCATCCATAAGCCTTGTGACTGCATCGCTATCGGTAGAGTCCCCACATAGCAGGCGGTGGTTGCCTATCTCTATTAAGTCCCCCAATACTACGTCTGTCTTTATTTCGGATGGTGCTTCGTAGTCATCCTCCTCCGCTTCAAGTACAGGGGTATTGTCAAAGGGCAGCTCAAGCCCCCAATCTTCTAATGCTTCAACATCCCATTGGTTAGCGAGCAAGTCCCAATCCCATTCACCGAAGCCTACGTTGTCCTTAATGATGAACTCACCCTTCTGCGCATCGGTAAGATTGTCGGCTACAATGATAGGCACCTCTTTAAGCCCTGCCGCAATACACGCCTTTAAGCGCATATTCCCCCCAAGAACTACCATATTGCCATCTACTACGATTGGGCGCAGCTCAAGCATCTCTGGGAACTCCTGTATGGACTTTACAAGCTTCTTGAACTTATCGTCTTTTATGATTCTTGGGTTACTGGGGTTTGGTAGTATTGTACCAATTGCTGCTCTGTGCATATCTAAATAACTCTTTTTGATAGGTGATGGTTGTGAACCTCGTAAAGGTAGTCCTTCTTTAGATTAGTTCCGAAGTCAGCCTCGTGGTGGCAAGTCCTGCATAATGCCATAAGGTTTTCGATGTTATCCCGGATCTTACTTCCTCCCATCCCTCGGGGTTCTATATGGTGGATGTCTACCGATTGAGATCCACATACCTCGCAGGGGATGAAGTCAGTCGTGGCATATCCCATCCCTTTGAGATAGACCTTCGTATGGTTTTTCATAGTCCGCAGTATCCCGTATCACAGGAATCAAAGTCATTATCAAAAAGCGTATGTTGCGTTTGATGGTCTTTGATTTTGGCGTATGTTGTTTCTTTTTTCCATTGCGCTCCGTGTTGCTCCTGCTCCACGAACCAGTCAAACTTGTTAGGCTCTTTGTCGCTCATATGTTTTAGTAGCATTGGGTTTCGGTGGAAGCACCCTACGCAGTTGTTCATATAGGCGAAGCGAACTGGCTTGTCTTGCCAGTAGGACTCTATGGTGTCCTTGTAGATGTTTGCTTCTATCAATGGAAACTCTACTACTCGATATTTTAAGTTAGTCCATTTGAATCGGTTGTTGCTCCTTCCCGTTTTTACCTTCGCATACTCTACTCCGTCAAGTTGACGTTCAAGCATACGCTGCGCTCGGCCTTGCTCGTTAGCACGGAAGCCCATCCGCATAGTCACGGGCAACTCTGTGTTCTCGTATAGCCATTGCGTGATGGGTTTTACTTTTAGCTCTGTGGTGCAGTACCTCATCATTACATTCGGCAAGTGCCGATATTCTGTGCCATCTGCTTTTGTGCCCCTTGTCTTTGTAAGCACCTCATCAAATGACTTGGGGCTAATCCAATGAATCTTGCGACCTATGTACTGCTCAAGGTCAAGCATCGTGTAGATGATTTCATCCTGCTCAAGCGTTCCGATAAACTCGTGACCGATTCGATCAGATACCTCTTGCCTTATTTTGGCATCGGGGAATAAAGATTTA